CTAAGAACTCAGCCATCCGTTGTAAATTTGCACGTTCTTGAAAGTTCGGAGTGTTGTCTAGAGTTCGGTGGTCAGTAACTGTTAGTTCTTCAAGGGTGAAATGATTGGTTAATTGGGTCATTTCGGGTCACTTAATCGGTGTTGAGTTGTGAATAAGTTGGTCTTTTGCTTGGCTCGATGCGCTTGAACCAAAATAGAAACTAATAACCCCAGTCCATGCAGTACCCAGTGAACCCAACATGATCATCAGTGCTTCGCTAGACTGGACTTGTCCTGACATCATCCCCAACATAATCCCAAAAAACCCAATGGTTATTCCAATAGCCAATATGGGTGGGATCATCGACTTAACCGACATCTGCATTTCTCTCGCAGATTTCTTGTCCTGAGTAGCTAAAGTCTCAAAGTCCAAGCTCATCTCCTGAGCTTTTGCTTTCAACGCTAATTCAGCTTGTTGTAATCCAGCAACTTGATCTGCGGTCAATTTGTTTGAATTAATTGCCTTATTTACTTCATCAGATGAAATACCAAGGGTTTTTCCAATCAATTCAGTAGCCATGCCCGCCAAAGGTCCTCCCAAAGCGGTGGCAATCGTAGGTGCAATTTGTCCTAACCAGCTCATAATATCCCCTTACTTCTTTGATAATCTAGATGAATGCCATACATTAAAAGGGCAAAAATAAATATCCATGTAAATAAACCCGTTGCCAAAGCAATACGAGTCTGCCATTTATCAATAAACTGCCTTCTCCTAAGCGCAGCCAACTCCACGGCTTTTTTTGTTCACGCTCGAGTTTTTCCCGCTCTTTACGGACAATCTCACGCATTTCTGTGAACTTTGACCAAAGGCCAGGCATTCCAATCTGGTAAATAATCATCTCTCTCAAGTCGGTTTCCATTTGCTCGATTTGCTGTTGGCGCAAAATTCGATTCATGGCCTCTTCATTAACACTGATATTCTTAGGTAAAGGATTCTTTTTGGCTTCTTTTTCAGCTTCCTTGAATGATTCCTGGTGGGTAAAGAATGCACCAAGGTTCTTACCAATATCTCCAACGATATCGCTTACATCTTTACCATCTTTTTTGAAGTCCTGATAAAGATCAATGCATTCTCTAATACCCGCATGGGCTGCTTTACACGCTGCGAATATAGTAATGGGATCCATTACTTGAACATCTTTTCACCAATGAACTGAAGCACCGCCCCCGCCAAAGATGCCAAAGCCATTCCCATCCATAAACCACCTTTGGACTGATTAGCAAGCTCTAGGAGCTTCTTAACGTCTGACCTCATATCACTGACTTCTCTCTCGAGGAATTCAACTTTAGAGATCAACTGTCCGTATTGGATGGGATCAATATCCATGATTACCTCTTAGATTTCTTGTTATCTTCAGATTTACGATATGGACTACCCAACAGGGTGGCTTGGCGTTGTGCTTCTCTAATTGCAGGTGTTAAGGTTGGAGCACCCGCCTCAGTCGGAGTTACTCCAATTGGCAATAAACCCTCACCGAAATCACGAATGATTTGGTCTCTTTCTTCTGGTGTCTTGGCGTTTATAAAGGCTGGCAAAGATAACAAAGTAGCAACCCCACCACCTTTGATTACCTTTTTCATGTCTCTAGTTAAATTAACTTTAGGACCTTCAATATTTTCTTTGCGATAACCCTTATAGGTGCTTTGGTCTTCAGGCAATAAACCACCGCCTTTTGGCCCCATCTCAGGAGCTTTACCGCCATAAACCTTTGTTACAAACTCATCATATTGTTCTGGAGTAAAACCTTGTGAACCAATGAAATAATTTCTCATTGAGTTCTGAGCTTTATTTAAACCTTCTAATGGTGGTACTTTGGGTGCTTTAGAAGCTTTTGTTGTTTTAGTAACATTTTCTTCTTTTGGTGCTACTGCCCCTTCAACTACAGGTTGAACAGAACTAGGCAAAGTTTCGTCAAAAATATTTCTGCTGGTATCAATCGGTCTTATGGCATCTTTGACTTCTGTTTTTGCAGTATCAATTGTTTGAGCACGTTCTTGTGGATTTTGTGCAGCAGCTGATAAGTCTTGTTCTTCTTTAACGTGTACTGGATCAGAGTTAGCAGGTATCTCAACACCGCCTTGTTCTGCATTTTTTGGTTCACCAAACGTGGGTATATTCAATGCCGTTGCTTCTACAACAGGATTAAGTACTGGTGTTGTTTCAGGAGCAGTTCTCTTATTCCTAAGGTAAGCAGGTGTTGAATAATCAACTCCAGTTACATTATTGGGAGTTGCTTGCACGCTACCCATAACAGGTTCACCTGGTCTAAAGTTCATACCAGACCCTAGATCAACACTAGGAGGTATTGTATTTTTTCCCATAGTTCCTAGATACGATTTGACTGCCAAATCCAAATCCATACCAGTAGGCAATCTATCAGTATTTAAGAATGACTTGAGTTCGCTTTCTCTAATCCCATTTTTAACAATTGGATCACGCATTTCTCTTTCAGCAGCAGCGGTCATCGTTTCTGTACCACCACCCATAAAAGAAGGTTCTATTTTTGAAATATCACGTTCTTGTACAGACTTGCCTTTTTTGTATGCTTGATAGGCTTTAGCACCACCATATCCCGCAAGAGCCAATGCACCTGTTCCGACAGTAGGCCAAAAATGTTCTGACTCGATAAAGTCATGCATGTGCTTCTTTAAATCCAATTGATCTAAAGCACTAGGTGCAACGGGAGGACCACTTTCTTTTTGAGCATCAGTAACTTTTTTAGCTAATTCTCCAGTGGTTGGCATTGTTGGCAAGGATGGCATTTGCCCAGGCGTTACATTACCCAAAGGAGGCAAAGATAAGCCAGGCGGTAAAGGTACACCATTAGGAGGTGCAACCATGTTTGTGGCGTTTGGCGCTACAGGCGCAATCGCAACATTAGGTGTAGGCTGAGAAGTAGTTTCTACAACCGCTGGTTGGTTTGCCTGTTGAGGCATTGATGCCTGTTGAGGCATTACATCGTAAATTGGCGTTAAGTCTCTACTCATTGTAATACACCCACTTGCCTTGATTGTTTAAAATGATAGGCTTGTTGGACATAGGATCAAATCCAATATCACCTACCTTGTGTTTCTTTTGTTCTTTCACGCCATTTCTAAGATTATTTATATTTTCAGAATAATGATTGTTGATGGCTTCAAATGTTTTTGAATCTAAAAATCCTGCTGCAATTTCACTTGGTTCAGGGAGCATCCCATTTGTAATGTTAGCCAAATGAGCCTTGTAATTAGCATAAGCAGATGCCAGTGAGGCATTTTTAGATGCTTCATTAGCCAATATATAGGCATTTTGTGTACCGCTCAATCTAGGATCAGGCGAAGACAACATCGTACTACCTGGAGCCATTAAATTATTGGCCTTTAAGTAATCATGAGTTTGATCAATTTTGCTTGTAAGATTCAAATAGGTTTGCAAATCATAGAACTGATCTGCATTGATTGCTTTGCCACCAAGGAATCCATTGATTGTGTCTTGTAATGCTTGCTGAGTTTGTTGTGATTCGCTTTGTGTTCTTGCAGCATTGGCAGTTGTATTTGCAGAACTTGTATTGGCGTTGGAGGCCGAAGAAGATAAATTGCCATTGATATCTACTCCAATGCCTTTTCCACCAGGTATCGCAGGTGAACCAGCAGGATTTTCTGCCGATGGTGGAACTGCGGGTACTGCACCGCCACCACCAAAAGAACCACCTACGCTTCCACCAAGACTATTCGCATTTGTTTGTTGACCAGTGGCGCTATTATTTGCCCCCACTGCTTGACCTGCACTTGCTCCTTTATTAAATCCAACATAAAGATTTGTTGCACTCAATAACTTTTGACGAGCATCAGAAGGCAATTGAGCAATAGAATTTAAAAAGTCATTGCCAGGCTTAACAACCAATTGTTTTAATTTATTAGCGCCACTAACAATTTCCGACATACTGCCAGCCATTTTGGTGGCTAGTTCAGTTTGATCCATTAAAACAGATGGCAAGCCCGTCATGGCTTTTTTAACCAATTCAGAAGCGCCTAAATATTTAGCATCATTTAATGCAGATTGATCACTTTTGCTTTGAAAATAACCGCCACTCTTTTCTATTT